ACCACGCCCATCTTCACGAGGCGCTGGCGGAAGAAGTCGCGTGCGTCGCTGATGCCTTCGCCTTCCATGTTCATCATTGCCATTGCCCCGAGCACCTGCGTCGTCTCGGGGTCTTGTGTGATCTGCATCATGCCGGTCAACGCACGGACGGTGGCCGCACGCTTGGAGCTGGAGCTGGGGCCGACTTGGACGTCCACGTCGAACTCGGCTTCGCTCAGGTCGTTTTCCAATTCCACTTCGCCGTCCTCGCCCATCATGGGCTTGGCCAGTTCGACGGGCTGCATTTCGCCTTGAGCGCCGATGGACTTCATCTTGCGTCCTGGTTCGACCAAGACCTCCTTGGCCATGCTGAGCCAAATTTCGCCCGAGCGCTTCATCGCCTTGGCCATGTTGCTCATGTAAATGAACGTCTGCATGTCCAATTTGTTCTGAATCAACTCCACAGCCTTGCCCGAGATGTTGCTCACCATCTTCTCACCGGCTTGCTGGTTGCCCAACAGGTCGTTCATGTCCTGCTCGGTCACTTGCAACAACCCCGCCAGCGCTGGAGGGATTTGCGCCGAGCGGGTGTAGGCGACGGGGCCAGCAACTTGGGTGTTGCCGTTCATGTCGGTGATCGGGTTGATCAGCAGGTACGGGTAGTTCTTGATGTTGTCCTCGGACCACATGACGGTGTGGCCAGCAATTTGCTCAGGCGTCAGGATTGGCTTTTCGACGCTGGACAGGGCGCTGATCTCGCCGAGCTTGGAGCGTTGCATGTTGGCGATGCGTTGGGTGTCCTTGGCTAGGCGCACTTGGCCCATGCAGCGCTCGACGTTGTCGACGAACCAGCGCTTGCCGTAGACCGGCACGATGGGGATGCACTTGCCAGCAATGAAGCCGCAGTCCTCCAGCACGCCACCGCCCGACATGATGTACTTGTGAACCTTGCGGGTCTTGACCTTCTTGGTGCGCACCAGACGCGAGCCGGTCGCAATCAGTCGCTCTTCCAACATCTCGTCCGCATCGAAGTCCGATGTGCGGTAACGCTCTTCGTCGCCGCTGAGGGTTTCCCAAACCTGAATCGACTCGCGCTTTTCTTCGACGCGGTAGTATTCAGCAATGAACACCACATCCGGCGTGAGCCAGTCGAACTCGTACTGGTGAATCTCCTTGGGCCAGCTGGCAGGGTCGTCGCCCCATTCCTCTTTGTAGGAGGCACGGGTCATGGCTGTGATGACGAAGCAACGCTTGGCGTCGCTTTTGTCTTGGCGCTTGGCGTTCAGGTCGAAGAACACCGAGCTGTCGGCGTCGAAGATTGGCTCAATGCGGATGCGCTGGCGCTCGTCTTCGTCGTCTTCTTCGTTCTCGTAGGCCGTGCGCAAGCGCCACGCGCCGAAGCCGCCACCCACCGCCTCTTCGAAGGCGTTGTCGTACGCCTCGTCTGCCACCGAGTCCTGCTCGTCAGCGCGGTACAACCCGTCGCAAGTCTCCGCCAGCTTGTCGTACTCGTTGCCTTCCTTGGACACAAAGTCGACCGTGATGCGGTTGTTGCGGTATTCGTTGATGATGCGGATCACCGACAGGTGAATCTTGTTCACCTCGAACTTGGGCTTGTTTTCGAACTGCTTGCCGAGGGGGCCTTCCCACTGAGCACCAGCGATGGAGTAGAAGCGCCGGTCTTGCAGACACTGGATGCGCTCGTCGCGCAGCGCGGACTGGATGTTGTCGAACTCGACCAAGGCTTCTTGGTGGATGTTGGTGAGCAGCTGATCTTTGGTGAGGCGAGCCATGGCTTATGTCCTGTTGAAGTGGTTGACCGAAGCAATCGGCGTCGCGTCGAAGGACTTCTTGTCGGGGCGGATTGGCCACTCGTAGTCCACGCAGTAGCCGATTGCGGTCGTGATGTGTTGGAACTCGCTGTCCTCTTCGAGGAACGTGCTGCCCTTCTTGATCTGAACGGTCGACAACCCCTTGTGCACGTAGACGGCCTTCTTGGGGTTGACGAACAGCGAGCGTTCACCGGCAGCGTTGCATATCTTGGCACGCACGGCGTTCTGACGGTCGCGGATTGCCGGAGCGGCGAGCTTCACCTTGCGGGTGACGTTCCAGTTGTTGGCCTTGAGCACGCCTTCCATCTCCGTGTAGTCGGAAGCGTGGCCGTGCTTCTCACCGGCTCGGCCTGCTGGGTCGCCGTAGATGATCACGTTGCGGTTCTGGTGGTCCTTGAATCGCTCGACAAACTCCAGTGCGGACTGACGGGCGACGGCGGAGGTGAGCACGATTTCGTCAAGCACATAAAAGTCATTGCCGCGACGCACGCCCACGCCCGAAGACATCGGGGTGAAGTTGAAATCATGATGCCACATGAGCTGTTCATGCGGCTGGATTGTTTCGGCTGTTTCGTTGTTGTGGTCATAGTCTTCGTACACCCGACCGAAGGCGGTCTCGAACGAGGCCTCGTACTCTTGGCGGAACTGCTTGGCGCTCATGCGGCGCTTGGCGGCTTCGATCAACTCGGCAGGGAGAATCTCCGACGACTTCCACGTGTAGACTTTCCAGTCTGGGTCGTTGGCCGTACGAGCGTACTCGGCCATCTCGTAGTAATGGTTCAGACCGTCTGGCACCCCGATCAACCAGCACCACGCCCTGAACTCCGGCCTCGTCGGATTGAACGTGTCCAGCGCTGGCGAAATGTTCTCGGCCCAAGCGCCATCCTTCACGTCGGCAATCTCGTCAATGACGCCACCGGTCCAGAACACGCCTTCCATGCGTTGCGGTTGGTCCAGTCCGATCAACGACAGCGTGGAGCCGTTGGGGTAGTGAATGATCAGGTCGGACTCGGATGGCTTTTGCGGCAGCACGGAACAAAACGACAAGCGCTTCAGATCGTTCCAGTAGATGCGCTTCACTTGGTCACGGGTTGGAGCGGCCACAAAGTATGAACCAGGAGTCTTCATCGCTTCACGGACGACGTAGCGCTTGGCACGCTCGGTTTTGCCTGAACGTCGGCCTGCCGGAACGACCTTGAACCGCACGGGGTCGTTCACCAACGCAGTCTGCACGGGATGCGGCGTGAGCGCGTACCAGCGAGCAACGTCCTGCTCGTAAGCAGGGCTGTTCGACGTGGTCAGCAACGCCTCCGTCATACTGGGAGCCTCCCTGCAATCGCCGTCAGCGCAGCGGCCACGGCCTCATTGCCACCTTGCACGGACACTGTTTGGGTTGCCAAGCGCGGGGCATAGAACGGTGCTGCAGCCTTAGCAGCGTCCATGCGCGTTCCAAAGTCTGGATACAAAACCTCTTCGACCAACTCGCGGTCAATCACTTTGCCGTCTGCGTCGAGCACGTCCTTCCAACGCTTCTGCTCGATCGGCTCGCCACGGCTCACCTTCAACAACCACTCATGCGGCAACAGGCCGGACTCGCGAGCGGCTTCACGAGCGGCGACAGTCACTCTGTTGACTGAGCCAACTTTTCTTCCGCTGTTTGGTCGTGGTCCGCCTCTGGCCATGTCAATTGGTCTTATGAAAGTTAAGCAATGGCGTGAATTGTCGTTTGATTTCCGCCAGAAGGCAACGAGCACCACCAAATTCGTCAAAAATCCTGCTCGGGCCTATGCTTAACTATGCTCCTATACGCTACTATTCCTTTTTATATTACTTTCTCCCCTTTCCCTTAACTATATAATAAAGTTACTGTAGGAGTAGTAGCACCGGACAGCATAGGCCCGACGACGATTGGCGTGCTCAATCCTCCCCCATCGAGCGTCGCCCGTCCCGCTCCAAGAGCTCCCTCGTCGCTCGGCCCACGCCCTCCCGCGCTGTTCTTTCCGCCACCAGCGCCCGACGACCGGCCAGCCAACCTGTTCGGAACACGCGCCGAGCGGCGTCGGTGGCTTCCCAGAATGTGTCGCCGTAAGCTTCAGTGAACGCGCAGTCACACGCGTCGCATTGGTTCACATCGATGTCACTCATGCGCTTTCTCCTCGAACTTGGGCAGGCCTTGCCAGTGAGTCCAGAATTTGTCCTTTGTTGACCACGTTCCGTAGGTGGCGACGCCGCAGTTGCGGTTGATCAGTTGGAGCTTCACCCCCATCGGTGGCGGCGTGTCGGCGATGGCGATCCAAAACAGCTCGGTGTTCACTGCGGCACGCTTGCCCTGACTGACACGGATGTGGTGCGATGTGTTCGTGTCGTTCATTCTTCTTTCCCCTCAACGTAAACCGCCACCCACGCGCCGCTTTTGGGCGCGACTGGCACGAGGGTCAGGGCTGCAGCGTTGCCGCCACGCTGGCACATGTCTAGCATTTCCTTGCGCACGTAGCCGAGCACGCGCATGCTGCTCGGCTCTAGAAGTTCCGAGCAAAGCTGTCTTGCACCTTCGTTGCCGCCCTTGCACATGACGATCACCTTGTCGTCTTCAACGCGCACGCCTCTGATTTTGTTGTTCATCAAAATGGCTCCTTGTCCAGTTCGACCACTGGGTTGTAGCTGGTTGGGGTTCCGGCTTGCACATAAACTGCGACCTTCTTGCCGCCGATCTTCCACCGACCGTCCTTGGCGGAGGGGTTTTTGTAGAGCACGTAGTTCAGCCGCCCGATGGCGTTGCCGATTTTGCGCTTTATGTCACCTTCCTTCTCTCCGGCGGCGACGGCCTTGGCGACGATCCAGTCCGACCGGATGCCCACCGGCTCGCCCAAGTCGTCAATGATGTCGTCCAACCAGTTGTCCCCCACCATCCCTCCGGCCACCACGGTGCGGTGCGCGTCCGTCTTGCGTTGGCCGTTGCTCGCGCTGAAGTTGCTGAGGTCGCGCTCGTGGAGGTAAGCCGCCACGTGGGCCGAGCCGCCCGACAAGAACCAGTCCCACAGTTCGCTGAAGTATTCGCGGCGCTTGCCCTCGTCGCGCAGGCCCATCTCGTCCATCGTGGCGGCTTCAATCACGTCGTAGCGGCGGTCGTCCGGAGGGATGTAGATGCCGCTGGCAAGGTGGTTGGTCGTGATGATCACGCCGCAGTACATGCGCACGGAGAACTTTTGGCCGTACTTGGGGTTGATTTGGCACACGTCGGGCGAACCGGCAATCAACACCTTGGTGCGTTCGTTGAAGGCCCACTTGGACATTTCGTGCAAGTTGGCGGCTTCCGAGATGCGCACAAGGGTGGACGCAGCAAACTCGTTGAAGTTGCTCTCGAAGGCGGCGGGGTCAATGTTCGACACGTTCCAAACGCCAATGGCGGGGCAGCAAAACTCGACTGCGGTGTCTTTGCCCACGCCTTGTCCACCCGCGATCATCAATGCGAATCGAGGCTTCTCCCAAGGCTTTTGCACCCGATGCGACATGTAGTCTAGGAACTGGTCGGCGTCGCCCTTCTTGTTGAAGATGCGGTGCACGTGGTCCACAAAGGGTTGCGCCATCTTCGCCACTCCGAGCTCGATTGTCGGCTTGCGGTAGGTGTTGAACAGCGCGGCTCCAGGGACTTCGACCACTTCGCCGTTGCGGCAATCGTGCCCACGCACGTAGTCTTCGTCGATGGCGGGGTCGCAGGTCATGGAGGTGACCAGCTGGTTCAGCTTCAGCCACTCGCTGGCTTTCACGATTTTGCCGCTCTCGTTCACTGGCGAGACGGCGGCGTCGACCGCTGCGCCAATCCAGTAGCTGATGGTGGGCCGGTAGATGAAGTTGTTGCCTGGACCGTAATACACAAAGTTCCCCAGCGGCACCTCCCCGCTCTTGGGAGCCCAACCGTTGTCGAGAGCGGCCTTCACGATTGTGCCGATCGTCAATCGCGACTCGCTGTCTTGCTGGCTCAGCTCGTAAAACGCCTCGTGCATAATCTCGTCGTGGTTGCGGCCCTTCTTGCCACCGCCCTTGGAGGCCCATGCGCTGTACAACGCCCAAGCCTCGTCCACCCTCGAAAATTCCCTGCCGAGAATGATACCGACGTTGCGCCACAAGTCACGGTCGTCGGCGGGAATCACCTCCAGCATGCTGGCGCATTGCTCGATTGTGTACTTGCCACGGTACATGTCGTCGCGCTTGGGCCGACCACGACTCTCCTTGCGGCGGCTCAGGTGTGCTGGCAACGTGGCCAGCGCGTCGCCCCAGTTCATCCATGAATACACCCCGCCCGAACGGTGACGGCTCGGTGCGGCCACGATGTATCCACCGTCGTTGCGGCAATCCACCCCCTTGCCCAGCACGTTGGAGGCCGTCTTCAGCGCGGAGTTGTACTGGAACACCACGTGCATGCCACCGGAGCCGGTTTGCGCCATGAGCGTTTGTGGCTCGCCGTGGTCCTTGCATGCCTCGGCCCAAGACTCAGCGCCGAACTTGCCGTCGCCGATGTCGATGTCGATCACGGTGATGCCGGAGATTTCGCCGGTCACCACTCCGATGTTGCTGGGCGGCGCTTCTGGGCCGAACCATGCCTCGATTTGCGTCAGGTCGCGGCTCGCCTCCTTCAGCCCACGGGCCACGCGGGGGTGCTTGCCTGCGTCGCCACACGTGGCGTTGCCGCAACTGCACAACCCCTCGTCGTCGACGGTGTGGAGCGGGAATACGTGCCACCCTCGGTTGGCGTAGCCCAAGGCTGATTCCAATATTTGTTCTTGCATTGCTTGTCCTGAAAATGAAAAAGGGCGCACAGCTCTCGCCGCACGCCCTCTGTGTTGTGTGAAGAAACGGAGAGCGGCGTGCTTAGAAGCGGTTGTCGCCGTTGCCTTCGCCTTCGGCGGCGTGCTCGCTCATTGGTTCCTGCACCTTCACCTCACCAGCGGCCACTTGCTTGTTGAAGTCGCGCGCACGTTGGTACAACTCGGCTTCCTGCACCGGCTCGACCACCGACACGTCCAGACCCCACCAGCTGCCCTTGCTGTTCTCTTCCTTGACGGCCTTCAGCTTGTAGATGTGGCTGAAAGAAGGAGGGTTGAACGGCTTGCCCTCGGGGGTGCGCATCTCGACGCCTTGGATTAGGCTCATCCAGCGCTTGGACTTCTTGATCTGGGTGCTGCTCAGGGAGAGCAGAGCGGGTTGCCATGCACCGGTCGACGACTGCACCAACACAAAGTGGTTGCGCGTGTCCTTCAACTGGTCGCCTTCGAGCGTCAGCTGGCCTTCGGCGTTCTTCTCGACACCAATGATCTTGCCGGTTTCTATGTCGATTGGGCTGTACTCGCCCTTGTACCCGCCACCAGCTTCACGTGGCGCCCAACGCAGGTAGCGACGCTGGTAAGCGCAAGGCACGACCAGCGCTTCCTTGAACACTTCGTCGGTGATGGTGTTGATGAAGAGTCCAGGCTTGGCGGCGTCCACGGTCTCCAGCTGAGGCGACAAGCCCTGCAACAACGCGAGGAACGGAATCGCGAACGAGTCCTTGTCCACGCCTTCCATGCCCATGCCTGCGTCAGCGGCAAAGTCCATTGCGATGTTGGTGGAGAGAGCAGTGTTAGCGGCGACTGCGACTTCGGTGGTGGTTTCTTTTTTAGCCATGATTGAAAATTCCTATTTGAAAAGTGAGTTGAGTGAAAAGTTTATTTGTTCGTGATCTTGGCGGTCCACACGGGACGCGCACCGAACAAGTCGAGCGGGATGTTGTTGCCGGCAGCAATTTGCTCGCGCAAAAATGCCTTCAGTGTCTGGGCGTGCACAGACTGGTCCAAGTCGGGTTGCAAGCCTTGTCCCGCCAGCTGTTTGTGCAGCTCGATGGCTTTGTCTTGCTCGCCCTTGGCGAACGTGGTGGAGACTTCGACCTTGATGAGACCGCCGAAGCCATGCTCGTTCAACCAATCGTACGCTTGCCCCTTGCTGGCGGCGGGGATGGAGGCGTAGACGTCTTGCTTGATGCTGATCTTTTGACCGGTTTCGAGCTTGACTTCTTCGAGGCCCATCTCCTGCATCGCTGCGGGGATTGTTTCCTCACGGAGCACGCGTGCGCGCTCCTTGGCGTCCTTCAACGCCCCTTCCGCCTCGTCCACACCCGCATCGGCTTCCACCAACGCTCGCGCCAACTCGGCCATTTCTGATAATGTTATCACAGTTCTTCCTTTCTAAGTTGTTGCCGGTTCAAACCGACACGTGTGCCGGCAGGTATCTGCCGACGTTCTTGTCCCACTTCAACACCGTGAAGCGTCCACTCTGCTTGCCGAGAATGGCGCATGCGACGGCGATGATCGCGGGGTCACCCATGGCCACCAAGCAGTCTCCTGCCTCGTAGTCATAGTCCTTCAAGTGCGCACGCAACTGGTGCACGAGGTCTGCTGTCGCGTGGAACGGTGCCCTTGGGGGCATCATCACGACCAACTCCCCGTGCTCAGCGGCAGGCGCAATGTTCACCGCTGGCACAAAAGCCCGAGTGTCGGGGTCTCGCTTGTGCGGCACTTGTGTAATGAAAACCTTGCTCATATAAGTTGTCCAGTTAAGTTGTGGTGGTCGAATTGTCTTCTGGAAACGCCTCGATGCAAACTATTTTCGCTCAAAAAAATAGTTTGCGCAAGCTTTATTTTTCAGGCACAATTCCAGACAGCAAAAACTTTACAACTTTTAAGGAACGATTATGAAAATCTACGGCGCAGGCATCGCGGGTCTACTCGCTGGGTGCGTTTTTCAGCGTGCAACCATCTTCGAAGCTGGCTCCGAGGGCCAAGCACAACACAAGGCCGTGCTCCGGTTCCGCTCTGGTGCCGTGGGTGACGCCGTCGGCATCGACTTCCGCAAGGTGCGAGTGCACAAGGGGCTGTGGTTGGATGGCAAAGCGGTGGCCCCGAGCATCCAGCTGGCCAACTGGTACTCCCAGAAGGTGGTGGGCCGACTCGCCGACCGCAGCATCTGGAACTTGGACGCCGTGGACCGGTTCATTGCGCCAGAAGACTTCATCGCGCAGCTGGCCGACCGTTGTCGTGGCCGCATCCAATGGGACCACACGCTCAACAAGGACGACGTGTTCAACAACAACGGCCCCGCCATCAGCACCTTGCCGATGTCCTTGCTGCACAAGTGGGCGATGGAAAAATACGGAGCCGTTGCCTCCAACGCACCCGAGTTCTCCTACGCACCCATTGTCGTGCAGCGCTGGCGCATCCCCAACGCCGACGTGTTCCAGTCCGTTTACTTCCCCTCTTTGTCGACCAACTTGTACCGCGCCAGCATCACTGGCGACTTGCTTATTGCGGAGTACGTGGACGAGGCCGACGACACCGACGACCTGTTCGACGCCTTCGGCATTGTGCGCGAAGAGTGCGTGCCTATCGAGCGCGTGTCGCAGCGGTACGGCAAGATTGCCAAGATCGACGACGCATGGCGCAAGAAGTTCATATTCGAACTGACCCACAAGCACCAAATTTTCAGCCTTGGACGCTTCGGCACGTGGCGAAATCTGCTGTTGGACGACGTTTTGGGCGATCTGTCGGTGTTGAAAAAGCTAATGAACACAACGACTTACGACATTCACCGCCATTCTTTCAAATAAATTTCACAAAGTCCTTGCCGAACACAGAAAAACTCAGGCAAAATTCGGTTACTGTTCTAGTGAACAGGACCAACTCAGAAAGGAAATTGATTATGACCAAGATCGCCGACATGAAGACCTCCGACATGGTTGCCGAGTACAACGCACTCACCGGCAAGTCCATCAAGAAGTTCTCTAGCCGTGCCGCTGGCGAAAAGCAACTCGCCGCTGCTCGCTCCAACGACCCCAAGCAGCTCCCTGCAATCACAACTGAGCAGGCCGACCACCTGTTCGGCAAGAAGGCTTACAAGCTCGACGACGGTTGCCCTGCGTGCGGAACGAAGCACGACCAGACCTACGCTGGCCAAGAAGGCACCGCAGCGGCTGAACGCATGTTCTGCCACCATTGCTCGACCGAGTACCACACCGACGGTCGCATCTACAAAGCCCCCGCCAAGAGCGCCACCCGTTCTGCCGGAATCCGCAAGAGCTGGTCTGACAAAAACACACACGACCTGCGCTCTGCACGCCACCATGTGGTTGTGAACGGCGTTGAATATCGTTCTGTCCGCGCTGCATTCACGGCGCTGGGCATGCCCCTGAGCAAGCACATCAAGTTCCGCGCCCAACTAAAGGCCGCAAAGGTGCTCGCTTGGAACGACAAATTTCAGTTCTCGCTGGTGGCAGCAGACTGATTTAAAATCGGAGGGGCCGAGTGCCCTTCCGTCCATCAACTTAGAAAGGTAAAATCATGAAAGTCACCCTCATCAACCACACGCAGGACGCCGAGAACCTGCTGATGTTCACCAAGGCCACCCGCCTCACCATGTCTCCTGGACTGCTGGAAACAATCCGCGCCATGCCGATGGACGACAAGCTCAAGGAGCTGGAGTACATGGCCAACACCATTCCCAGCAGCTGGGAGTTTGTGGACTACGTGTTCCTCGTCGAAGGCGTCAGCCGTGCCTACACGCACCAGCAAGTGCGCACCCGAGCCGCCAGCTACGCTCAGCAAACGATGCGCGTGCTCGACATGGGCGAGTTCGACTACGTGTTCACCGACCGCAACAAGGCCGACCCGCGAGCAATGAGCGTGATTGAGCAGTGCCTGAGCACCGTGAAGCAGTCTTACCGCACGCTGTTGGACTTGGGGCAAGCCGCAGAGGACGCACGTGGCGTGCTACCCACCAACATCGCCACCAACATCGTGTGCAAGTTCAACCTGCGCACCTTTGTCGACTTGGCCAAGGCGCGCACTGGAGGCCGCACCCAGAACGAGTACCAGAAGGTCGTCAACGCCATGGTCGACGAAGTGTTGCGCGTTCACCCTTGGGCCGAGAAGTTCTTGTTCCAAGCAGGGCGCGACTACTTTGCCGAGATCGAAGAGTTTGCTCAGCGCGAGTACGGCGGCAACTTGCTGAAGAAGGGCGAGCTGTTGAAGATCGTCGACAAGATGCGCAAGGAGGCCGCAAAATGAAATACATCATCGACGTCAAAGAGATTGATGCTGCTCCATCCGACTGGGTGTCAAAAGAGTCCTGGCCAGGACTTGGTTTGTACAGGCCGAAAACAGAAACTTTCTCCATGTATTACGTTTCAGAAAATGGCGTAAGCTATCTTAGCTATCCAGACGAACTTCTCAAGACACCTTACAAAGACCAAGGGGAAGCCGTCAGCGAGTCTTTGTTGCTAAAGGCAATCGCCGCAGCGAGTCGTGCGGAGGTGTTGAAATGATCCGCACCGCAATCGCAGCAATCGTCGTGGTTGCGCTTTGGGCGTTGTCCTTGGGCTACGCGCAGGGCGTGGGCTACCGAGTTGGCTACGCCGAGGGCATGGCCGAGAACACCGCTGTGCTCGTCGACAAGGACAAGCAGTGCATGGCGTGGTGGTTCAGCAATCCAGACCTGCACAAAGCGCTCGACCGTGCGTGCAAGAGCCACAAGGGGGTTTTATGAGCGTCATCATCCTCGACCTCGACAACACAATCGCCGACGACGCTTGGCGCATCAGGAAAATCAATTGGCAAAAGACCAACCCACAAGAGCGTTACCACGACTACCACTTGCTGTCGGCCTTCGACGAAGCTGGCAACACAGACCTGTTCCGCAACTGCGAACACCGCATCGTGGTGCTGACGGCGCGTCCAGTGGCGTACCACGCGCTGACGACAGAGTGGCTGATGCGCAAGGGCGTAGCGGTGGAGCACCTCATCATGCGCAACAACGGCGATCACCGGCACTCACGCGACTTGAAGCGCATGCAGCTGCAATGGTTGCCACAACTGTACGGCATTGGGTTGGATGAAATCCACTGCGCCTACGACGACCGCGAGGACGTTGTGCAGATGTACCGAGAACAAGGCGTCACGGCGCAAGTTCGATCGATTCACAACCAGTGCGCTTACACCGCACCAACCAAGGAACACGCATGAGCATTGACCTGATTCAGATGTGGCACGAACGTGCCCGACCTTCCCCGACGCACGAACAGTTTGGCGTGCAGCTCGGGTGCCACTTTGAGGAGGTGGCGGAACAAATTGCCGTGATCGAGTCGGAGGACGTGACGGTGAACAACTTGATCAACGCCACACACCTCATGATGCTGCGCTTGTCGGACGCACTGAAGGCCGGTGGCGACATCTACGTCAACAACCGTGAAGAGTTCTTGGACTCCATCGCCGACCAGATCGTGACTGGCGTGGGCGTTGGACACTGCGCCAAGATGCAAGTTGCAGAGGCCGTGCGTCGCGTGAACACCAGCAACTGGTCCAAGTTCGACAACGACGGCAACCCAATCTTCAACGAGAACGGCAAAATCTCCAAAGGCCCTAACTACACCCCTCCAGACCTGACCGGTCTTTGCTGAAAGGAAACATAAAATGCAAACACACCAACACTTTAAAAAAGACGCAGGCATGATTCTCGACGAGATGGCCGACACCTTCCGCCAGCGCAACGCTGTTTACGGCGACAACTACCGCATGGTCGGCAAGATGATGGCCGTGCTCTTCCCCAAGGGCGTGCCGCCAGAGGTGCTGCACAGCGATCAGTTTCATCTGTTCGAGTTGAAGCTGGTGAAGTTGTCGCGCTTTGCGATCAGCGGCCTGACGCACCAAGACTCCATCCACGACGACGGCGTGTACAGCGCCATGATCGAATCCATCGTTATTGAACAGCAACAGAAAGGCAAATTATGAGCAAGATTTTAATCACCGGCACGGGCAAAGGCTTGGGCGCAGAGTTGGCGCGTCAGCTGACCGACGACGGGCACATCGTGTACGAATACGACATTGCGCAGGGCTGCGACGTACGCCGTCCAAATTTGCGCGGCATTGACGAACTGGACGTGTTGATCAACAACGCTGGCGTGAACATCATCGACTGGCTCGAGAACTTCTCCGAAGCGCAATGGGACCAAGTCATGGACGTCAACGCCAAGGGCATCTTCAAAATGACTCAGGCGTGCTTGCCCCTGCTCGCCAAGTCGCAAGGCACCGTGCTCAACATCGTCAGCAATGCGGCGCACATGCCGATGACGTGTTCGTTGGCGTACAACGCCTCCAAGGGCGCTGCCCACATCATGACTCTGCAACTGGCTCGTGAGCTCACCAAGAAGCACAACATCACCGTCTTCGGCGTCGCGCCCAACAAGATGGCCGGCACGGGCATGAGCGATTCGATCGACGACCAAGTTGTCGCCACCCGTGGCTGGACAAAGGAGTTCGCCCAACAATACCAGATCAACGGCCTCCTGTGTGGCGAAGAGACTCCCCCTGCCGCAGTCGCCGAGTTCATCACGTTCTTGTTGCAAGACAAGGCGCACCACAAACACCTAACTGGGTGCATCCTGCCGTATGGCGCTTAACCAACCTCTATTAACACAAGGAACAAAAATGCCTGAAGGCCAACAAACAGTCACGCTGACGCTGACGCTTGACAAACTCAATGTCGTGCTCGAATCCCTCGGCGCTCAGCCGTTCGTGCGAGTCGCAGACACAATCAACGACTTGCGCATGCAAGCAACCGTTCAACTCGCAAAGAATCAACAACCCAAGCCAGAAGGAGAAGAGAAATGAAATTCATCATCGAACAAATCGCCATCGTCCCCAAAGACCCCGTTGCCGCCAAGAAACTGTTGGCAGAAATTGGCGCCACCGAGTGGGCAGAGGACCACGTTGTTGCCACGGGCAAAGTCTTCGGCAACGAAGGCACCAACGAAGCCGATCTCAGCTTCAATTACGACCTGTTCTGCGGCAAAGAGTTCGAGGTGTTGAACTACACCACCGGCCCCAACTGGATGGACGACTTCACTCGTGGCCGCAACAGCGTGTCGCACCTCGGCATGCACTGCTCGGCTGAAGAGTTGGTGAAGTGGCGTGCGTTCTTCGCCGAGCGCAACATCGTGGTGGCGCAGGAAGTATTGACAGACTCGCACACCAATCCCGTCATCTCCGGCCAGCGCTGGTACAACTACGTGATTTTCGACACCAAGGAAATTTTGGGTGTGGACCTGAAATTTATCGTCCGCAAAGACCACGCACCCGCCAAGGAATAAGGCAAAATTGACCCCGTCCCCAACGCAGTTGCCAAGGTTTAATGTGATGGGGTCGGTCGCGAACGAGGCCAAGTGACAACAAAAGCGCCGGTGCTCCAACCGGCGCAAGCCTCACCCAACAAACTAACTCAGAACTGGACAAGCACAATGAAAGCCGTCATCTTCGACACCGAAACAACGGGTCTGCTGCTCCCCAAGGCCGCACCCCTCGAAAAGCAACCCCGCATCATCGAGCTGGGCATCATCGTCGTGCAAGACGGAGAGCTGAAGGAGATGCACAACTGGCTGATCAACCCAGAGCAGGAAATCAGCGCCGAGATCACCAAGATAACCGGCATCACCAACGAAGACTTGGTCGGCAAGCCCACGTTCAAGGAGCTTCTGCCCGCAATCTCCGAAGTGTTCGCTGGTTCCGACTTGGGCATTGCTCACAACGCGCCGTTCGACGTTGGCATGGTGTCGAATGAGTTGCTACGATGTCAACACGAGGGATTTCCCTGGCCTGCAGAGACCTTGTGCACCATCGCCGAGTACCGCCACCTGTTCGGCAAGCGCATGAAGCTGCTCGACCTGTACGAGCGCATCCTCGGCAAGCCGCTGGCCCAGACCCACCGCGCTAATGAAGACGCCATGGCGGTGTGGGAAATCTTGGCCGCTGACAAGTTCTTCGACAAGCTGAAGGGCGAGTGATGCGCAAGCGTAGCAAATACCGGCCACGTGAAAAGATCGACGACCCCGTGGCGTACGTCTTGTCGGGGTTCAAGCGCGTGAACGACGCTGCTGGTGACATCATCTCAACCGTCCGAATCCGCAACCACTTGGCCATGGCCACGTTGCTGAAGGGCCAAGGAGGCCGCTCCGAGCTGGGTGACATCATGATAGCGTTCAGAATAATGCACGCGCTGGCCAACGCTGGTGTGGGCAAGGATTGGTTCCCCGAGATACAAGCCGCCGAGGACGCTCTAGAAGCGATGCGCGTGCGCGGGGAAGCCAAGGGCAACCGCTTCCTCTTCACTGGCGAAGAGCTGAAGGCCATCAACCTCGGCATGGAAATTCACGACGCACAGCTGGAAGCGTGCACAGTGGCGCAGCTGGAACAAGCAACCAAGGAGTGCAAACGATGATACAACTGAAAATCAGGACAGAATACAGCTTCGGGCAAACCTTTGCCCCAATCCACCGAGTGGTCGAACGGCTGAAGGAACAGGGCTGCACAAGCGCCGCGATCGTGGACAACGCATCGACTTGGGGTCATGTGCCTTGGTTCAAGGCGTGCAAAGACGCCGGAATCCAGCCTATTTTGGGCGTTGAGTTGTGCGTTTCGGACGACGACACGAACCACAGCATGTGGTTTCTAGCCAAAAATAAAGAGGGCCTTGGGGAGTTGTACCGGCTGACCTCCAAAAGCCACCAGCAAACCATCCCTACGAGGAGCGGCAGCATCCCGCGACTGTACCGCAAGGACGTTGCGGGCATGAGCACCAACATTTTGAAGTTTGCGGGTGAGGTTTTGGACGGCGAGTTCCTCAGCGCGGTGGGTGCGTTTGTGGACTTGGACCCGTCCAGCCGCATCCTCAACATGAAAAAGACCAATGTCGCCCAACGTCATTCACTCCAACTTGTGTCAGTTTCCGACAACGCCTACGCTTTCCCGCAAGATGCCGAGGTTTTCGAGCTGATCAGCCGCGCAGGGCTGAAGCAAACGCCGCAGCACATAATTGACATCACAGAACATCAGGCCACTGCCGAGGCAATCGCCGCCGAGTGCGCGAACTTGGAGCTGCCAATGGCCCCGATGGTGAGAGCCGCTGGTGACTTGGAGCAAATTTGCCGCGAAGGCATCAAGTTCCGCAAGATGGACGCCAACTGGTCTGACGAATACGAGCAGCGCATGCAGTACGAGTTGGAGTTGATTCGGTCTAAAGACTTTGAGTCGTACTTCATAATCGTGGCCGACATGGTTCACTACGCCAAGAGCCACATGCTCGTAGGCCCGTCGCGCGGCTCGGCAGCAGGTTCGTTGGTTTGTTACTTGGCCCGCATCACCGAGATTGACCCAATCCCGCCCAAGTTGTACTTCGAGCGATTCATCGACGTGAGCCGCACGGACTTGCCGGACATCGACTTGGACTTCCCCGACGACAAGCGCCAGATGGTGTTCGACTACATGGCGCAAAAATACGGCGACAACAACGTGGCCCACATCGGCACGGTCAGCCAGTTCAAGCCCAAGAGCGCACTCATTCAGGTTTGCAAGTCGCTCAACATCCCGCCAGCGGCCACTGCGGCCGTCAAGGTGGCAATGATCGAGCGGTCTTCCGCCGACTCGCGAGCCAACAACTGCTTGCAGGACACGCTGGAAACGACCAAGCCTGGACAAGACTTCATCGCCGCCTACCCACAAGCCAAGGCCGCACAGCTGATCGAGGGACATGCCTCCCACACCGGCGTGCACGCAGCTGGTCTGTTGGTTTGCAACGACGAGATCACCAACTACGCCGTGGTCGACGCGCATGGCATTGCACACATCGACAAGGGCGCTGCAGAGTTGCTGGGGCTGTTGAAGATTGACGTGTTGGGTTTGCGAACACTGGGCGTGCTGGAAGACTCTGGCGTAGACATCGACTGGTACAACTTGCCGTTCGACGACCCTGCCACGTACGAAGTGTTCAATCAAGGGCGCATGTGCGGCATCTTCCAATTCGAAGGCAACGCCTTGCGCGCAATCAGCCGCGACATCGAGTTCAAGACGGTTGTGGAAATTGACGCCGTGACAGCGCTGGCGCGTCCTGGTCCATTCGGCGGTGGCGTGACGGAGAAGTATGTGCGACGCAAGAACGGCGAGCCGTATGCTCCAATTCACCCGCTGGTGGAAGCACATATGGCCGAGACGTACGGACTGCCCGTTTACCAAGAGCAAACGCTGGCCATTGTGCGCGAGATCGGCAAGTTCGACTGGAAGGAAACTTCCACCATCCGCAAGGCCATGTCCAAGCGCATGGGCAAGGAGTTCTTCGACACCTACTGGGAGAAGTTCAAGGTTGGCGCCATGAGCCAAGGCATTGGAGAAAAAGAGGCCCGTGCAACTTGGGAAACCATCAACGCCATGGGCGCGTGGCAGATGAACAAAGCGCACACGTACTCGTACGCTGTGATCAGCTACTGGACCGCCTACCTGAAGGCGCACCACCCTCTGGAGTTTGCTGCCGCCAACTTGCGCAACGCCAAGGACGAGGACAGCGCGGTCGAGCTCCTGCGTGAAATGGTGCGCGAAGGCATCGAGTACGTGCCGTTCGACTTGGAGAAGTCGCAGCTCAACTGGTCTGGCCAGGACGGCATCTTGTACGGAGGCTTTGTGGCGCTGAAGGGCATTGGCGAAAGCAAAGCCGCCAAGCTAATCGCTGCGCGCGACGCTGGCAAGTTGACGGAAAAACAGAAGCAAGAAATCTTCAAGGCCGAGAACATCTTCGCCGACATTTTCCCGTTCAACACCAACTACAAACACCTGTACGAAAATCCACAAGCCAACGGCATCGCTTCCAACCTTTGCCAGATCGTGGACTTGGAGGGCGTGCCCCACAACGAAGAGCGCGTGTTCCTCGGCGAACTTGTCTACAAGAACGCACGCAACGCCAACGAAGAGGTCAACGTCAAGAAGCGCGGCGGAAAGATGGAGCGTGGCCCCTTGGAGTTCATAGATGTGCGACTGCGCGACGACACCGGCACGATTGGCGGCAGGGTTGGGCGGTTCGACTTTGAGCGCATTGGGCGCGAGTTGCTGGAGAGCGTGCCTGTGGGGTCGCACCTGATGATTCGGGCAAAGTTCTTCAACAACATCCGCTACGCTTTCATCACCAAGTGGAAGCGCATCGATGGCTGAGAGTTCAGACTACAAAGTCCTGAAGGCCAACTTGCCTCAAGGCAAAGACCGCCTCGACAGGGTCGAGAACGTGGTGGTGGTCGGCATGCCAGACATCAACTACTGCTCCGACAACGTGGAGTGCTGGATCGAGCAAAAGTCGCCCAAGGAACCTGTGCGCAGCACGACACGGTTGTTTGGTTCCAACCACAAAGTCTCGCAAGACCAGAAGAACTGGTTCAAGCGCCAAGTGGACGCAGGAGGCAACGCCTACTTCCTGATCGTGACCGACAAGCGTTGGATGCTGATCGGCGGCGAACACGCAGACTCAATCAATGACCTAACGGTCGAACAACTTTTAAGGATAGCATTATGGCACACCCCCAAGCCAGTCAGGGACAAAACGCAGTGGCAGTTTCTTCGGGAGCAGTTGCGCAGCAGCTGGAACTAGACTTCGACGGCGGCAAGTTCAAGACCAAGCCCTACCGCCACCAGCTGGAGTGTCTCAACAAATTCGGCCGCAAACAAGCCTTTGCGCTGTTGGCCGAGATGGGCACTGGCAAGACGTGGATCGTCATCAACAACATCGCCGACTTGTGGTCGTCGCAGGACTGTGATGCGGTTATTGTGTTTGCGCCCAACGGCGTGCACACCAACTGGACTCGGCTGGAGTTGCCCAAGCACATGCCAGACTGGGTGCGCTGGAAGTCTGCACCATGGGTTGCCACGGGCTCCAAAAAAGACAAGGCCGCGATCGAGGCTCTGTACGACAATCCGACGTCCGGAGAGTTGCGCGTGCTGACGATGAACTGGGAGGCGCTGCAAACCAAGCGTGGCTTCGAAGAGGCGGAGCGGTTTTGCAACACGTCGCGCCGGTTGATGATTGTGTGCGACGAGTCCGACGCCGTCAAGAACCCAACAGCCGCTCGCACCAAGGCGTTGCTCAAGCTCAAGAAGTTCAGCCACTGGCGTCGCATCATGAGCGGCACGCCAATCAACAATGCGCCGTTCGACGCCTTCAGCCAGTTCAGTTTCCTAGACGAAAGCATCCTGCGCACCACAAGCTTCTATGCATTCAAGTCTGAGTACGCCGAGATGTTGCAGGAGGGCAACCCGCTGTTGACCGCGATCAAGAAGCGCTCCGGCTCACGCTTCACGCCGCAGGTGGTGGCGCGTGGCGTTGGAGGCCGTCCCAAGTACCGCAACCTAGACAAGTTGTCGCAGCTGATTGCACCCCACAGCTTCCGCGTGCTGAAGAAGGACTGCTTGGACTTGCCGGAGAAAATCTACAAGACGCTGGTGTTCAGCATGACACGCGAGCAGATCGAGATTTACAAGAAGGCGGAGACTGAGTGCCGGTTGGTTTTCGAAAATGAGGAAACGCCGTTCAACAAACTGGTGGCCGTCACCAAGCTCGCGCAGATCACCAGTGGCTACTACCTGCACCCGCTGGCTTCAGACCCCGTGCGCATCGAAGGCGACAACCCAAAGCTCGACTTGTTGGTCGAGCGCGTGGGCAAGATTGTTGAGCAGGGCGACAAGGTGATTGTGTGGGCGCGTTACCGCATCGAGATCGAGGACATTGTTGCTCGGCTCAAGGCCGACGGCATCGAGTGTGTGCAATACCATGGCGGCGTCGGCAAGGACGATCGCACCGCAGCGATTGAAAGCTTCGAGCGCGGTTCAGCGCAAGTGTTCGTCGGCAACCAGCAAGCTGGCGGCACAGGCATCACGCTCATCGCTGCATCGTACGTTATTTACTTCAGCAACAACTTCAGCTTGCGAGACCGGCTTCAAAGCGAAGACCGCGCCCACCGAATCGGACAAACTCGCAACGTCACCTACATCAACATCGCCGCCAAGGGCACCATCGACGAGGCCGTAATCAAGGCGCTGACGGCCAAAAAAGACGTCGCGGACACAATTATTGACCGTGGATTGGCGTTATTTTCATAAAAAGCTTGCCCGACCGTGGAAAAGTCGGGCAAAATTCGCCTACAGCAACCGCTGGACCAACTTAGAAAGGAAATGAACATGAAACGCTATCAAGCAATCCTCGCCCTCGTCGCCATCTTGGTGCTGATGTCTTTTGTCGGCTCGTTCGATGCTGAGGAAGAAGCACGCCAGCAGGAGGAATATTGCTCCATGGTGAAGTTGTGGAAGGAAAGCAAGGGGCAGGCCGGTTGGCCAGCTTACAACGGAGAGGGGGCGTGCAAATGAGCCTGTTCGACTTTGAGAGCCGGATTGCCGGCGTCCCTTGCACCATACGCGTCAAGCACTTGTTTGTGCAACAGCCACACCGTGGTTCAGCACACACCTGCGACAGCGACATGGACTTCTACGGCTACACCGAATGCGAGTTCGATGTCCTCGACCGCAAAGGCTATCCCGCCGATTGGCTCGCTAAGAAAATGACCGATGAAGACGAGCGGCGAATCAACCGAGAGGCCGAAGCAAACGCCTCAGACTAGCTCGAAGTGAGGAGCGTCGATGAATGGGCGCTTGCCAGCCTTGCGCCGTTCATCGACGTAGTGAATCATGGCGGATTCCATAGAACCGGTCCATGCGCGGATGTCTGGCACGTTCCAAGCTGCACCCCAACGCAGTGATGCGCCTTCTTCAATCGCCGCCAAACGCATCGCGTCGGCAATCTCGTCGTACAACGCCAGCTCCCAAGAGCCTCTGTCGCCGAGGAAGGCCATTAAGTCCACAGCTCTTCCCTCTTGGTGCTTGCCGCCTTCCTTGATGCTGCTTGCGCCCTTGTAGAAGAGCTCCAGCTGGCGCTCTGCGCTGCGCAAACCTTCGATGACGGCGAAGTCCACCTTGGTGAGCGTGATGGCACGCTTCACGATGCGTTGCAGCCTTGCGTCAACACCCTGCAAATTGTTCAGCGAGCGCTGAGAGAGCTTGTAGTTCATTTCTTCAACGCCACGGCCAATGCGGGCACAACCTTCTCGGCGCTGCGGCCAATCACGTAACCGCCAATGCCGAGTTCCACGATGGACCAAAGCTTCAAGTATTCGGCTTCAGACAAGTTGGGTGCGGCCCAACCAAACCATCGCGCCACGATCAACGCACCAAAGGTCAGCATCAGGATTGGGCGCCAGTTGGCAGCGAGCCAGTGTTCGCTGGCGGCTTCGGCTTTGACGATCTCGGCACGCCCAGCCAGCTCTGCCAATTCACCGCGCTGCGCCATCGCCATCAACTCCAACTTGGCTTTGTCGGCGTCTGCTGGATTGGGCCAAAGGCGGTCGATCAGTTGGCTGCCAACATTGAGCAGCGCGGTGATTGGTTCTGCGGCCATGGTTCAGTGTCCTTTTATCCAGCTCAAGCCGAATCCAACAGCGCTGGAAACAAATGACACAAAAGCCATTCCAGCCCAAAAGCCGCCACGTCCTTGATTGGCGAGTGCGACCAGCTTTTCGACATTGCTTTCCAGCTTGTCCATTTTGCCGCTCATCTCGTCGAACCTTCGCTCGTAGTCTTGAACTTTTTGCCAAAGCACGCCGTACTTTACAGGGTCGATGTCTCCGTTTTCAAACGCCATCTCCGTGCACTCCACATTTAGCAATCAACAGCGCCAGCGAACTCGGGCAGGCGCTTGATGTGGTTGTAGGCCTGAGCGATGAAATTGCCGCCTTCCATCGAAGGTTCAAAGATCGCTTCCGTCAGGTCGAACGGCTGTTGGTCTTTGTCTGCGCAAAACGCAATGGTGACGCGCATGAATTGCTTGTCGCCTTGGATGCTGTGAACCTTGATGTAGCAGTCGTTGACGACGACGCCTTTGACGGTGCTGGTTTTCTTCAATGCCATGATTTGCTCCTTGGTTGCAATGATCAGTAAGTTTTCGGGCCGCCGATGCGGAAGTTGGCAGAATAGACGGTGTCTGCGCTCAGAGTCGACGCTGTGTTGCCGGTCGTCACGACGCCAGTGCATCCAGTCGTCGTCAAAGCGTCCACGCCAGCGAACAGATATTTTCCATTTTGCACAGTGGTGTTTGCAATGGTTGCCTGCACGCCAGGGGTGATCGAGCCGTAGTCGAACGGGAACGTGATCGCGTCCGTGCGGGTGGAAGTTCCGCTGATCACGTTGAAGCTGCGGTAGACATTCAACTCTGGGAAGAAGAACTTGGCGCCATTGGCGATTGTTCCAGACGAAACGCTGAACACTTTCACTGTGGATGCCATGGTGCCGTGAGGCGTGAAGTCCTTGATCAAGAACGGGCCAGTCGCGGCAACGTAAGTGGACGTTGCAGGGTCAATGATCGATGCAATGTGGATGATGCGACTGATGTTCGAACAGACGTTGCGGAATTGGTTATTTTCCCAAGTGATGCTCGGCTGAACCGTCGGAGCAAGGTAATGCGTACCAAACAGCACGATGCTCGCGTTGTTCGCGTTGCACGAAATTTCGTTGTTGGTGATCTGTACGTGGTAGTTGTAGCTGATCTTGCTCCAGAAAGCGCTGGACGTCGAACTGATCACCGAACCGTTGTTGTTCGTCGTCGGCATGTAAATCTGGTTGCCGTCGATGATGAAGTTGCCGCCAACGATTTCTGTGAAGTCGAAAGCAGGGTCGAAGCTGGTGTTGTTGTTCGCGTAGATGACGTTGTTCAGGTAGCTGGCGTATTCGCCGCCGACGCCTGCACCGCCATAGATCGTGTTGTTCTGGTACGTGATGTAGGCACAGTCACCGTGAATGTCGGAAACATACGAAGACGCCGTTTGATCACCAGCGATTGTGCTGTTTTGAATGACGATGAACTTCGTTCCGCTGTTGCCTGCACCACCAAGGCCCGTGCCATGACGAGTGCCGAAGATTTCGCAAGCGTCAACAACGATGTCTTCGCTGTCGTCGATGCTGATGCCGTATTGCAATCCGCTTGTGGTCGGAGCCGTGTTCACGCACTTGCAACCGAACACAACGCCACCCTTGCTGTTGGAAATGGTGATGCCAGCAACGTCTCCACCCTGGAACGTGCTGTTCTCGAGGTAAATGTCTTTAGAGTGAATGATTCGACAGGCGTATGCACTTTGCGTCGTGTTGGGTGCAAAGACGTGCAAGTCCTTGATCGTTACGCGCACAGGAGAGATTTTCTTGACAGTGATGTTCGCGCCTGTCGACCAAGGGGCCAAAGCGTTTTCATTTGTCGTCAGCACATTGCCAGCGACTTTGTACATCGTGAAGAGCTGGCCTTCGTGGTAGTAAGAACGATGCAGCGAGCCGCTGAAAGGGGTTGTGTCGACCAGCTGCATGACGTCTTCAGTCGTGAAGCTTCCGCCAGTGACGGTGAAGACGTTTGCGCCGAATGCTGCGTTGGCTGCCAGCGTGTAGGTGTCGCCGATCGCACCACCGATGTCGAAGAAGCCAGATGTGAAAGTCAGGCTCGAATTGCTGCCCTCGATTTCAACGTCCTTGTTGCGGACAACAATCGCGTCGCTGGACGTGTACGTGCCAGGAGGGAAGTAGATTTTGGTGCTGGCGTTGATCGCGTCGATGATCGCTTGTCGGCTGTCGGCCACGCCGGTCGGGTCTGCACCAAAGTCTGCGACGCTCACGTAGTCCTGCAATCGAGCTTCGACCGTGCGATTGATCGCGCCGGTGTCGCCTTGGTTGTAGATGATGTCAGAAGCGCTCAAGCCCCCGATCACCACGTCGCTGTAGCGCTCTGTGGCAGAGGGTGCGCTGTAAACCACGCTGCCATTCTTGTTCATCACGCGAATGCTGTAGTCGCTGTTGACATACAAACGCGCTGGCGTGCCGTTGTTGGAGGGGTAGCCAGCAAGCGTGCGAATCGGTTGCGGGGCAAGCAGCGTCAGAGATGCGTCCCAATAGACGTTGATCGGGTTTGTTTGTGGGTCTAGGTTGGCCGCACCAACCCAAACGTAACCACTTTCCAACGGCTGTCCGTCGATGTCGGTAAAAATTGGGTAGGACGGTTGAATCGAGAGTGCGGACATTATTGGTTCTCCTGGTCAAATTGGCTCTCTGCTTGCATGGCGTTCAACAACCACTGCTCGCGTTGAGAAAGTTCTTTGGGCATCTTGATGGCGTTTGCAAAATTTTGAAAGCCTTTGGACATTGCTGCACGGCGCAAGGCGGCTTGGCTTGGCTCGGAGCGTGTGGCGGCTTCGATGGCAAGCTTCTGGAAGGCTTCGTCGGTGAAAAGTTTGCCAGCGGCCTTGACAGCGTCTTTGTTGCCTTGTGTCAGCGCATTGGTGACGACCGAAGCGCCAGCTGCCGCCATCGGCCCTCCGCCCATTGCGGAAACGCCAGTGACGACGCCCTTGGCAAGTGTGCTTTCCATGACCTTGCTGATGAGGCTCTCGGACTTGAGCGCTTCGACCATTGCTTGGTTGGCCTTGCCGGTTGTCAGGACATTGGCGCGTGCTTCGGTGACGCGCTTGGAAACTTCATACAAGTCGCGCAAAACGTCGGCAGAGTCTTTGCCGAGCGTTTCCACGATGGTTTTGTACACTTGAGGGTTGGCACGCAGGTTTGGGTAGACTTTGGCAAACTCGCTGAATCCGAATCCACCGCGCTCTGCGCCACGAGTCGATCTGGTCACGGAGGCCAAAGCAGTTGCCAGCGTCTCTTTGCGCAGGTCTTCTGGCACCACCTTCATGAGCTTGTTGAACTCGGTGACGTCGCCCTTGGCAGCGCCGGTGATTGCGCTGCGCATCTTGGCTGCGATGGAACCTTCAATGTCTTCGCCAAAAGCGTTGACGATGCGCTTGCCGAGTGCGCGCTCCTTTGCATAGATCAGATTGGCAGCACGCAGCTGGTTCCGCGCCTCTTCACCAGCCAAGCCACCAACATTCGTCAACTGGTCCTCGGCCAAAGACGCATACAAGCGCTTCAACGCGCCAGCTTCCATGTTGCCGTAGGGAGACTCTTTGCCAGAGACGGCTTGCCCGATCAAGTTCTTCTCGCGCAGCAACCGACCGTAGGTGTTGCCTTCGCCTTGAACCATCTTCAACAGCTTTTTCTCTTGAGCCGAGAGGCCGTCTTCGCCAACTTCCAACACGATGTTGTCCAACGTCTCGCGCAACTTGGGGAAGTCCACAGACGCTGTTTTTGGCACCAAGGCGTCCACGTCGTTGTAAATCTTGGATGCTTGTTGATTCAAGTTCGAGCGCGTCGTTGTCAACGCTGTGCGAACCTTCTCGGAAACCGTTGCTGGGCTGACGGTGCCTTCGACAAATGCGGCGTCGAATTGCTTGATCGCATCGTCGGCTTTGTCGATTGCTGTTGTGACCGTGTTGCGCCAACCGGCTTCGGCTTCGCTGCCAGCAACAGAGCGCGTCAGGCCCACGGCTGCACGCACTTGCGGATTGTCGCTGAAAACGTCGAATGGCAACTCAATGCCCAAGCGGTCTGCTGCGGCCTTGGCGTCTGGGTTCACTTGCGCCAAGTCGGCCAACTGGTCACGAGCGGCTGTGGAACCGAAGCCCTTTCCAGACGCTTTGCGCACCAAGTCGCCAACTTCAGCACCGGCCTGCTCTGCTGTTTGTGCAACGGTGGCCGCTGGTTGAGCAGGAACCACAGGCGCTGGCGCTTCGACAGGCATTGGGGCAGGGGCAGCAGGGGCAGCTGCCGGTGGCTTGCCGCCACGCACGGCTTGAACGGCTTGTGCGACTTTTGGCTTCACCGCTTGAACCACTCGGCTCGCCGCTGGGACTGCACCGCCAGTGATTCCTGCCATCGCGACATCTTTTGCGTCGAATGTTCCGCCTGTTCCGGCTTGCGTCGCTTCAATAACGGCTTGTGTTCCGGCTCCAGCAGCAACGGCTCCAGGGATTGTAACCGCACGACCAGCAGGTGTGAATGCAGCAACGCCGCCCAGTGCGCGTGGAATATCACCCATTGAAAAGCCAGGAGGGATGGCGTATTCTTTTTGGTCCACCGAAGAGCGCATGAGGTAGTTGCCCTTGGCGTCTTGGCGAATCTGCACGCCAGGAAAGTTGGCCTGCAACACCTGGACGGTTTCCTTGGGGCTGCTCAACAGCGTTCCTAGCGCGGTCTTGAACGAAGCCACGCTCATCTGATTCAGCTCCGGCATGCTGGTCCACTCGGGCAGCGTTTGCGTTTCAGGTGTGGCGCGTGCCCGACCGGTCACCGACTCGGCCAAGCCTTCCAAGAACCCCATCTCTTTTTGCGGAGCAGCAGGCGCTGGCGCTTCCAAAGCCCCTGCACCACCACCAGCGCGAATCTTGGCGACGCGTGCCTTCAGCTCTGGCGAGTCCGGAGCAACATCGTCTGGGATGTTGTTGATCGTGATGCCGTCTTTGGTCGTGATCGAGTATGCCATCAGTAATCCACCGTGACGTTGCCAGAACGACCCTTGGGCGCTTGCTCTGTTTCAGAGTAGAAGATGTTCTGTGTGTTGAGGCCGTAGCCCTTGGCAATGCGATCCAACCCCGTGCGCACGGTTTTCTCTCCGTCCAGAGCGCTGTTGTACAAGCCCTTGGCCTGACCCTTGAACGCCTCGCGTTGAGCCTTGTTCAGCCGTTCGCCACTGGCCACCTTGTTGTAGATGTTCATCACTCGCTCTGGCACACCAGCAGCATTCTGAGCGGTGGCGAATTCGCCTTCTCGAACAACAGAACCTGGATCGAGCATTTTCATGTAACCGAAAATCAACGACAAGTCGCCCACCGCGCTGTCTTCGGACGAGAGCACGCGCCCGTAGGCGGACTTGACTTCCTGATAGGGCTTGGTTTGGTTGTTATATTCGGTGCGCAGCTTGGTTTCCATCTCTGGGCGCTTTTCGGCAGGGATGACGCCGCTGAGGATTTGCTTGGCTTCGGCTTCGGCTCGTCTTGCGTCTGCACCAGACTTGGCGGCGGCGGCTTTGGAGGCGGCGGCGGCTTGGTTGGCTTGGTTGATCTGGGCCTTTGTCAAACCCAAGTCCGCCAAGAACTTGTCTGGCGCGAACTTGGCTTCCTGCTCCTTGATGATGGCGTCGGACTTGAGCTTGACCATTTCGTATGGCTGCTTTTCTTCCGTGCGTTGTTCGCCTTGCAGCGTTGCCACGGAAGTGATCACCTTGTCGCCACCAGGAATTTGCGACAGCATAAGCCCGATGTTGGTCTTGGCGGCTTCGGGTTTGAGCTTGATCAGTTCGATGTAAGTCTCAGCGCCCTTGGCTGTGCGTTCGTCGCCAGCATTGCGTGCGGCCTCGGCCTCTTCCGTCAACAACTTTGTTGCAATCTCTGGAGAACCAGCATTGAGCGCAGAATACACTTGACCAGCACGGGACAATTTGTTGCTTTGCTGATCGGCAGAGAGGATTTCCCAGCTTTTGCGAACACTTTCTCCCATGTCTTTGGGCAACAATGCTGACACACGAGCAAAGTCTGTGGCGGTTGGATTGGGCTTTGTGAAAAGCCCCTGCAACTCGGTCATCGCGTTTTGCTGTTGCTTGCGGGCCTCGGCTTGCGCTTGCATTTCTGCGACTGTTGCACCAAGCTTCATGCCGCCAACAGCGGCCTCGAATGGACTTTGAACGTCGATGGAATAATTGTACGGTGCGACCATTTGTTTGGCTCCTTAGAAAACGCCTTTGAAGCCCATGCCGAGTTTTCCGCCAGCGCCGTATTGCATGCCCAACACTTGCGCAGGCAAGTTCAGCATGCCGGAATAGGCTTTTGCCTGACCAAGTTCTCCACCCGCCAATGCCGCCCCTTGTTGTGCGAGCAAGTCAGAAATTGAACCAGCACTTTCCATGCCTGCTGCACCAACGCCTGCTGCAGAGCGCTGACCGAGCGTTGTCATGCCGCCAAGCTTTGTGTATTGATCTTCAATCAGCTTGCTCAACATAGCAGGACGGAATTGTGCGAGAGCGCCTTGCACGTTGCCTCCACGCAGTCCGCCTGTAGCAGAAGCTTTGGACAAAATGGCTTCTTCGCCTTGTTGCACCAAGCCTTGGAACAACGGAGACGACTCCAAGCCTGCGATTGCGGCTCCTTGAGCTCCAGGGCCTTTCAGCCCGAGCAACTCTTGCTGTGCAGACAATGCTGGTGTGCCAGCTTCGACGTAAGGCTTGAGCAACGCTTGCAGCGCGTCGAACTGACGACGCTGTTCTGCCATTCCGGCTTGCGATGCACCGGCTTGAATAGAAGCTGCATCACCAGCAGCGTCGGCTTGCATCATGCCGCCAAGGAGCTGGCTCCCGCCAACGATCAGGCCAGTTATTGGATCAGGCATTTTTGAACTCCTTCAGGTAGTCTTCCAGCTGTTCGCCATACAAGCGCAACACCTGCTCGGACGCCGCAGTTGCGGCTTGAGGCCCATGAACGAGAGCGACGGAAAACAAAACGATGTCATAATAACCAGCACGCCAAACGAATGCCTTGGCGTCGGCGTTGCCGCCACGCTCAGCTTTGTCGGAGGCTTGCCACTTGAGAATTTGAGCGCCGACCAACGGTATGAGTTGGTGCGCCTCTTTGACGAAGAATGGATTTTGCGGCATCGCCACAAACACATTCCAAAGCACCTTGTCCAAGTCGCCGCGTTGCACGGCGTCCCCGTCTGCCACATCGTCGAACAGCTGAAATGCCTCGAAGAGCGCCATCAGCCAATCCACAACTGGCGAAGGCAAGTGCAGACCTTCGGAAAGGTTTTTGCGCAACCAGTTTGTTTGGGACATCAGCTCTTCACTCCTTTGCAGGGCATTTTGAGCTGCTGGCGGCTCGAACGGGCTCAGCACGAGTATTTTCGCTGAAAAAGCCGCCAGCGGCAAACATTAAGTGATTTCCCTGCCGCTGGCGCGTATCGTCAGAGCGGAAGCCGTTCCTGCTGTGGAAATGAACGACCCAGACTCCAACACCTGCCCAACAAGCTCTGGGAATGTGTATGTTTCATTCGGTGCGATGGCACGCGAGTCGACGACCAAGTTGTTGGCGCTGGCGCTGCCGCCACCCGTCACCAAGTTCACGCTGATCAGCGCGTTGGCTGCGCTGGTGTTGGTGGCCGTGAATTTGTCGACAACAGCCTTGCAGTTCACCGCTGTGTATTGAGTTGTCTGAGCGGCTTCCATTTGTTTGGATTCGATCAGAGTTTTTGCCGTAACGGTCATTGCTTGCTCCTTAAAATTTCAATTTCACCCTTGAGTGCGTCCAATTCTTCTTTCAGCTCTTGGACAGACTTCACCAAAATCGGAATTAGGGCAGATTCCTTGATGTACTTGGTCGTGGTGCCAGTTTTCTTTTGCACATCGACCTCTGTTTCAACGCCATTTTCGTCCAGGCGCAGCTCCTTGACAAGCTCAGAGTCTTCAGAGTCTCCAACCAGTCCTGGAAACACCTCTTCAAACTCTTGAGCAATCCAGCCAATGTAACGGCTTCCTGGCTCGCTCTTGACGGAGTAATTTCTGACTCTGAGCCGCATCAACTTGGAGAGCTTGGGCGTCGCGTCCTGAACATTGTCCTTCAACTTTATGTCGGACAAGCTTCCATATGTCTTGCCAGCAGCAATGCGCCACGAACCGTCAGACCACCAATAGCCAACGTCCACACCGGCGCTGCCAGAGTAGCCGCGCAACAAGTAATACGACAAGCTGTTGGAGTTGACGTTGATGAGCACGCCATCGCCCGTCGTGCTTGTTTGACGAACGTACAACGTCGTGTAACCAGACGTGACGCCGTTGAACTCGTGCCAAGGAGCCGTTGCGTTGGCGTAAGAGGCGGTTGGAGACGCCTTAAAATATCCACTGGTGATGACCCGAGCACGTTCCGTCTCGTCAACGTCCAGCGTGAGAATCCTGCCGCTGGAGTTGTGGCCGATATGCATGCCGCTGGCGTCCAGCGCGATGTAGCCTCCATAGCCGTTTCCAGCGAGTCGCAACTGCCCAACGCCACTGGCGCTTGGTGTGATGTCCGTTCCGTCACCAACAGAGGCGTTGCCATTAACGGTTAACCTCTCTATGGCGGTCGTTGTGTTGATCAGGAATTGGCCATTGACGTTAAAGTAACCGCGCAGCGTTGGTGCGATGTCTGTGCCGACTGCAACGGTCGAACTTGCGTCGGTGTAGAACTCGATGTTTGCGCCATTGAGCCGAATGCTGGAGCGGGTCGTTGCCGTGGCAATGCTGCTGGCCCATGCGTTCACGTTTGTGGAGCGCTGGTATCCGTAGTTCAAGCACAGCGAGGCAGAGTTGACCTGTCGGAACAATGTCGCGTAAGCACCACCGCTTTCTGCGAAACTGATGTTCTGGTTCGTAGAAACAGCCAATCCGCCAGCACCAGTGAGAGTCGTGCCGACAGACACATTACCAAGTGCAGAAAACGAACTTGCCAGCGCGAGACTTGTAGACCATTGCGGCGCAGAACCGCTGGAGGTGAGCACCGTGTTCGCCGCGCCGATGCTTAGCTTGCTCAGTGCCGTTCCAGAGGCGTAGTACAACAAGTCGCCAGCGGTGTATGCAGACAGCCCTGTTCCGCCACGAGAGGTGGAGAGTTGTCCAGTCCACCCAAGCGTCAAGCTGGTCGCAGCAAGCAACGAGCTGGCAGGCGAGCCGCCGAGCGTCAGCGTCACGTTGGTGTCGTCCACCTTTGTCAGCGCAGAACTAGACACCCATTCAGGGGCCGTTGCGCCAGCATTTACCCTGAACACCTGACCGGCTGTGCCGATGACGCGGAACGTGGTCGTGCTCGGTGCGCTCTGATAAGGCACAGACCCTGCTGCACCACCCGCCAAGTTCGTGGCCGTGCCGACAGGCAACGTCGAAGCTGGGACGTTCTCCCAACGTTGTTGTGCCAAGTCGTACTGCAACAGGTCGCCGTTGGCCAGACCACTAATGTAAACGTCTTGCAGCCGAGCCAGCGACTCGGCCACGCTCATGCGCACGAAGATCGAACCAGAACCACCACCACCAGCGTTGACCACCACGGCCACAGGCACATCGATGCGTGGCGCGATTGGCTGCACCTTTGTCCAAGTTCCAGGAGCCGCAGCGCCGAAGTACAGCAAGTCTCCGTCGTTCCAAACTTCACCGTATGGCGTGCCTGTTGTGTTGAATCCACGCACCAGGCCAAAGCTCGTAACGTAACCGAATCCGTTGTCAGCGATGTCTTGCGTTGTGACGCCCATCATGTAGTCAGCAGGAACAGACCCGTCCGCCACGGCCAAACCGAACGTGAGCTTTCCAGACGAGCCGACTGTTCCTGTAAACATCACCGGTGTGCCGTTCGGAATCAGCGCACCGCTGGTGTTCTTTGAGTAGAACATTGTCTCTTGGCCGACCTGAAGTACGCTGCCTCCATAAAGACCGACGTCCACCGTTCCGTCGTCTTGGTTCCACTGCACGCGCCGTGCTTGCGTTACGTGCGGGCCGTCTTCCGGAAGGTCGATGTAGTCCGTGACAACCGAGTTGTTGTTCTGCGTTGCCGGTTGCAGCGCTGCCATCTCGACAGCGTTGGCGATGCGGTTGAGCGCGTCGAGCGCTTGCTGAGCTTTGTTTTCTGCTGCGCCATTGTTGATTGCAGCATCAATCGCCAAAACAACCAACTGCGCAAGAGCAGAGTTGGCGGAAGCTTGCGCATTTTCAGCGACGATTGCGGTGCCTTGTGTGTCGGTGTTTGGCGCCACCTCGTCTACGACTTGAAAGAGCCGCTCGAATTGCTTGATCTGCTCGTGATTCTTGAGGAATGTGGCGAGCTGATCGCGGGTGAGGTTGAGCTTTTGCGTAGCCATCAGTATGCCAAGCCTTCAATTTGTGCCTCAAGCCTTGCAAAAGACACGTGCGCGTCACTGTCGCCACGGAAGCGTTGAATCCGCCAGTTGCGCATGAACCCTTGTTGGAACCAAACAAGGCGTTTCATGGTGTTGCCGGAAGACCCCGTGCGCACGGCTTTGTCTTGGCTCCAAGACAACCCGTCCAAAGAGTAAGAAGTCGAGATTGCAGGGTCTTTGCCCAACGCGACACGACCGGTCAGAGCAACCAGCTCCAGCTCGTGAAAAACCGCTCCGTTGCCTTCGTTGTAGGCAATCGCTGTTCCAAATTCCCAACGAACGGTTTGGCCCCAATGAGAGCCGATTGTGTCTGAAAAATAACCGATGTTGCTGGACTGCGGGTCTCCGACCAACCACTTGTCGTACGCCCTGACGATGTTGCGTGCTCTGTATTGAGAAAAACCAACAACCGAAGTCGTCAGCGTGAACCAAACTTGCTCTTCCAACACCGCAGAAGCGGACGCGTCATAAACAACAGTCCTGTCTGGCAAATGGATGTACAGATGTTGATGAGACTTGTCGTTGCGGGCCTCCAACTTAACAGAGGCGAGCTGTTCCTCTGTGTAATTCATCAACAATTCGTCAATCTCCTGTGTGCTGATCTTGGAGGCCGTTGCGTTGGCGCCAAGGTAAACTCCAGGAGCCTCGTTGCGTCCGCTGCCGAGGAATGCCACCGCCTCCACAAACACACAGCACCCGAACGTTCCGATGACGCCTTTTTGTATCTGTGCGCCGTCGATGCGTTGGAATGGGAACAAGTCGCCGCCGACGTTGTCGAACACTTCTATGGTGTTGCGGTTGAGCGCGTAAACTTCGTTGCGCAACTTGAGCAGCGCGACAACTGGGTCTGGGTCGACTTCAGAGCTGCCGTACTTGAGCGGGTTGACCTGCGTTGGGTCGGACAAGTCTGTGACGATCAGGCTTGTCCCGTCTGTGGTCATGAAGTAGCCGTCCACCCAGCACATGTCCAGCACAACGCCCAAGTCTGGGTCTGTCACCTGCACCAGACCTGTTCCACTGTTCCAGTAATAAAGCCGACCACCAGAGGCAATCGCCAAGCGGTCAAAGCTGTAGTCCATCGTCACCAGCGTGTTGACAGGCCCACCAACGTCTCCCAACACGGTGACAGAGCCGTTGTTGCTGATCGAAACGAGCTTCGTGCCCATCACTCGGTAGCAAGTTCCATTCCAGTTTATGCCGCCACGGTCTGTTCCAGGGCCAGAGCCGTTGAGCACGACGCCGTCTCCAGGACGCAAGAATCCAGCGCTGATGCCGGATTGCTTTGGCACGGGCACCAAGTTGACAGGGTAAGACGTGCGGAGGTCTGGCCCGTTGTCGGTGAAGATGCCGTTGAGGATTGGAATTTGCATTTGGTCACCACTTTACTTTGTCGGCCCAATAGGCAGGGCTCATCTTGCCTTTGGCGATGTTTTTGGCGTGGCGTGCTTTGAAAGACTCTCGGCGTGCTTTGTCTGCCTTGGACTCGTCGTCGCGCTTGGGAGAGCCAGAAACGCCCTGCTGCCCAAAACGAACGGTCTTCACCTTGTCGCCTTCCTTGGCAACGACGACGTGGCTTTTGGTTGGGTGAGAGGGAGTGCGCTTGGGCTTGTTGAAGCCTTGCACGCCAGCTCTCTCCAGCCGAGGGTCTTTCTGCGTTGCCATATTAGGCAATCCGGTACCAGCTGTTGGTTGCTTGCACAAAGCGCATGCGGAAAAAGTCTTCAGCAGCAAGAGTTGTTGGTTCGCCATAGACAGCCGCTGCCCCGTTGGCAGCCAGCGTGAACGCTGTGATTTGTTGCGTTGTGGTGACCAACACCTCCATGCCGTCTGGCGTGCCCGTGTTCAGCGGCAAAGTGATCGTGCCAGAAGCCAGCGTTCCGGCAGGCTGAACTACCATCCATTGCTGCTGCGACACAGGCGTAGGAACAGCGACGTTGAAGCCGGTGCCAGGAGTGTACAAATTTGTCGCCATCGTTGGGGCGGCGAACGTTGCTTGGAAGTAAGCCAACAGCGCACTCAAAGGCGTGCGGCGTGCGTCTCCGTTGTTGGGCGAATAGATTGGCAGCTGGTCGCCGCCAGAAAGCGTGACCATCAGTGGGAGTTGATTGATTTGCGGCATGGTGTGCGGCTCCTTAGTTGAATTCGATTGGGCCGTCTGGACCGGCCAACAGCGGGTCGATTGGACGGTTGAGGAATGGGTCGTCGTAGTTGCCCCAAGGCTTGTTGCCAGCGCCTGCAGGCAGCGTGTCTGGGAATTGCTGTTCCATTGGGAAAGCCGCACGCTTCAGCAGGACGTCGTAAGCGGCCTTGGCCGTTGCTTTGGTTTCAGGCGTGACGGTCTTGCCGAACCCTGAAGCAACGCGAATGCCCAAGTTCGTGTACACGGCCTCGTTGGCGTAGTCTGGCACGAATGTTTCTTCGTCCAAGGAGCTGTATTGGGGGCTGGACGGCAACGGGTATCCAAGGCGTATGCCCAACCCGTTCCACGTTCCCATCATTGTGTCCAGCTTGCGCAATGCGTTCTGGAGTTGTTCTGGCTGAAGGTCGAAGACATAAGCAGCCAAACCGACCTCCTCAAAGGCTTGCACGACGAATTGGCGCTTTGTCCATCCCATGTCAGCCTCCGATTGCCTTGGCGATCATTTTCGAGAGCCGATCGTCTTTGGTTTTGTCGTTGAACTGCAAGCCCAGCTCTGCGGCTTTTTGTTCCAATTCGGCGCGACTTGGCGGCGCGTTGTCGTCTGCAGCGCCGGATGCTGCTTCAGGAGTGTTGGATGTGGCAGCGCTGGGTTGAACGCCTTTGCGAGTGGCAATGGCTGCGTCACGCGTCTCGAACCAACCTGAGGCCAGCAAATGGTCCAACTCTTCTTGTGTCTTTGCGGACACATATTTGTAGGTGTCCTTGGTTCCAGGGATTGTAAAGTGCCCTGGGCACTTGTACACCATCATTGGTGCGAAATCTTTGTCGTTCATTTTTTGCCTTTCGGAGCGGCCTTGGGGCCTTTGGAGGGCTTGCCAGCCTTCTTGGCTGCCACACGAGCGGTGTTCAACGCGACTGCGACGGCCTGTTTTTGCGGCATGCCAGCTTTCATCTCTTTGGAGACGTTGGAAGAAATGGACTTTTTGGAATAGCCTTGCTTGAGTGGCATGTTCATTTTCCTTTCTTGACCGGAGCTGGGCGGTCGTTGAAGTCTTTGGTGGGCAGGGGGTTTCCTGGCAGCATGTTGGTGTCTCCTTGTTGACAGGGGAAGCCGAAGCCTCCCCTGTGTTCACTCAGCGATTAAGGAGTCTGGCTGAACAGCATGATGCCGCTCATTTCAGGCTGCTTGTTCACAACGCCGAACAAGGTGTCCAAGCGGTACTTGGTAACCATTGTGTCGATGTCGTACCACTTTTGCATGACCAACTCGATGCCTTGGTCGGTGCTTGCACGCATCACTGCGGTGCCAGCGTCGGAAGGCACGGCGTAACGGCCAGGAAGAATCTCGATCGCGTCTTTTTGCCAGAAGGGGTTGGCATAGTTGGCGTCGAGGTTCAGCCAGTTGATGTTGGCGGTGGCGCTTGTGGCGGTCACTGCAACGTTCTTGTACTGGGCCTGAGCGTCGGTAGGGGTGCCGGTTGCGCCGATGATCGGGGGAGAGATCACCAAAGTGGTGCCGCCTGCAGGCACGCTGATCACGCGGAAGGTCTTCAACTGGCCAGTCGAACCCTTGGTGATGTGGTGCACGGCCTCAATGCCGTCGATCGTGAAGCAATCGCCAGCAGCCACGCCCACCGAGTTGGACACGGTGATGGTCTGGTAGCGGTTGTCGACGTTGATCTGACCGCCCACGGCTGTGGAGGTGGCCTGAGGGGTGTAGTCCACTTGAGCACCGGTGGTGTCGATCGTGGTTGCGCCACCAGCAGCAGCTGCCAGACGGTTGGCGTAGTCCAACTTGTAAGTGTCGAACGACGCAACCATGCCGACGTATGCCTTTTCATAAGCGGTCAGCGTCTTGCCTGCGCCCAAGAATTGACGGTTGCCGAGGTTGGCGGCCATGCCGTTGTAGTCGCGAGTCGACAAGGCGAGGTAGCGGTCCATCGAAGGCACGCCCTGCTCGTTCATGATCGCTTCGCACTGGGCGACGTCGTCGAAGCCCGTGGCAGCAGTCGTGCGGGTGACGACCAAGGTGCCTTGAGCAGCGGCGACGTTCATCACGGCGACGTTGATGTCGGAGGCGAGTTTCTGCTTGGCAGAGTCGCCCAGACGGTTTTCCTGCAACGCATCGCGCAGCTCCAGTGCGTTCATGGTCCAAGGCACGGTCTTTTTGTAACCGATGTTGGCAGGAACAGACAACTGGGTGTTGCTCTGATACGTGACGGGGGTGCCAGGAGTCGAATCTTGCGAGTTCGAGATGTAAGGCTGTGGACGCCAGATGGTGTTGTTGGTGCGTTCCATCATCGTCTGGTCAGTGTTGTACACTGCGACGTTGCGGCTCAGCACCAAGGCGTCTTGGAAGCCTTCGAGGATGTCTTCAAACGCTACGCGTTCTTCTTTGGAAAATGCATTGGACATTTTGTGTTCCTATTCAAAAAATCAATTGGATTGTTTCTTCTGGCGCTTGTACTGCAAGACCTTCGAGTAATCGCCGGTCTTTTCAGCATCAGCACGCAGCCGATCGAGGGTTGAGTCCACCGCTCCGGATGTTCCGCCACTGCCGTGGACGGTCTTCTCTGGAGGCGGCGGTGCTTTGCGGTTGGTTACTTTCAATTGGGTCTCCAGTTTCGCTACCGCAAAAGCAAATTTCACGGGGTCAGTTTCGGAAGCCAGCTCCTTGGCCTTCTTGGGATTCTTGCCGAGCGCGTAAACCACCAAAGCGGGATTTTCAGAACCTTGGAGAATTATGCCTTGTTGTGTGACAGAAAGCACATCCTGTGTCACAATTTCAGCGTCCTCAAAGTCCTTCACTTTCAGCGAGGTTTTGGCCTTGCCGTAGGAGTCCAACTTCGCCTGCCAAGCTTCTTGCTGCTTTTTGGCAGCGGCTTCAGCAGCGGTGGCTTGCTCGTCCGACTTGCGCTTGTCCTCGTACCACTGAGCGAGAGAAGCTTCGAACTTCTCCGTGTCGTAGTCGTGATCTTCGAGTGTCGGCTTTTTGCCCAGCTTGACAACCGGATTGTGCTCGGTTGCGGCGGTGGACTTCAGCTTCTCTTCCAGTTCACGGATGCGGCGCTTGTCTTCGCGAGACGTTTTGCGCAGCTCGCGCACCCATTCGGGGGCTTTGGCGTGCTGTTCTTCCTCTTCGGTGGGCGGCGCTTCCTCACCAATGGTCACAACAACTTCGTCGTCCGCAGCGGAGGATGCCTCGTCGTCAGAACCTTCAGCACCACCAGCGTTGGACGGATTGGACTCGTCCTCGGCGGGGGCAGCTGCTTGTTCTTCGTCCAAGACCGCTACTGCGTCTTCGTTGTCGTCGTTGACCTGATCTGCCTTTTTGTTCATTGTTGACCTCGTTCAAAACTCACCCATTGGTGACGGCTGGGTGGGAAACCGTATTCTTTCATTCCATGGCCTGTTGCTGCGGCTCAACTGGCGCCACCATTCCCGTGGGGGTCACCTCGGTGACAGGGGCAGGGGGCTGTTGTTGAGCGAAGGCTTGGCCCATGAACTGCGCGGCGTCGATTGCTTGCTGTTGGGCGGAGGCGTCCACCTTGGAGAGCGTTTCGAGCGTTTTGGCGCGTGTTTCTTCAGTCTTGGCAACCGTGAGCACGGAGTTGGCGCGAGCGTTTGCGGCCTTGGCCATGGCTTCTTCGGAGGCGGCTTGCAGGAAGACGGCATTGGGGTCTTGCGGCGCGTTGGCTTGTGCCGCCATCAGCTCTTCCATCTCTTGCTCCGTCGGCTTCACCACGCCCATCTTCACGAGGCGCTGGCGGAAGAAGTCGCGTGCGTCGCTGATGCCTTCGCCTTCCATGTTCATCATTGCCATTGCCCCGAGCACCTGCATCGTCTCGGGGTCTTTTGTGATCTGCATCATGCCGGTCAACGCACGGACGGTGGCCGCACGCTTGGAGCTGGAGCTGGGGCCGACTTGGACGTCCACGTCGAACTCGGCTTCGCTCAGGTCGTTTTCCAATTCCACTTCGCCG